TAAGCACATTCTCCAAAGGGTCTCGGTAGGTTTCATCTCTAAACTGGCTATTGCAATCCTCTTGCCTTGCTTTGCCCACCATAGCGCAGCCATTCCTAGACACATGCTCTTACGGTGTCCGTTCTGTCCTGCCCACACAGAGACCTCGGAGGGTCTAAAACGGATGCCTCCATCCCATGTCTTGCTCCAGGGCAATTTGTCACCATACTCTTGGACGCCTTTAGATCGCTCGATTAGGTCATTAGTCCATCGCCCGGCTGAATGTATCTCTTGGGCTTCTAGCTCACCCACGACCCGGACGTAATCATTAAAATCAACATTAGGTGGAATATTCACTTAACCACCTCCCACGAAGTTTCAGGCTTCGCTTTCGCAGCTTCACGCTTAGACCACGAATAGACCAATGACTGCCAAGTGATTATTTTTTGACCACTCGGAAACATCCACCCGCGAGAATCGTAATAGTTAAAAAAGTCCTCCGCATCTACTGACAATTTTTTCGCCTTTATGAAGTTTGTTATCTCAGGTAGGGACGGCTTTTTTGCGTCCTCCTGAGTTTTAATATTATTTATATTACTTGTTATATTCTTCTTTGTGCCATTCGCTAGGTCATTCTCCTGCCACAAATCGCTTGCAAGCAGCGTAATCACTGAGAATCGCTTGGTCGTTTGGCTGCCAATCAGCCGCCACTTTTCTAGGCGTCTCATTACCCTCCTAATGGCTGATTCTGTCAGTCCAATTTTCTGAGCGTAGGACGTTCGGCCATAGATTAATTGACCTCTTTTGAGGGGTAGTTTCTCCCCATTAAAGATGACCTCCTGGTCTTGGTATGCGGCATTCATGACCAAGTGAATAAACACTGCTAATGCTTCTGGGTCGCCTCCTAATGGATGGTCTCGCAATGCCCTAGGAATCTTTACAAAGCCACTCATAACCCTAGCTTCCTTTTGATTATAAGCGCCTTATCGTCCTCGCTTAGGCGTCCACCTTGCTGCCTTACCACCTCGAGATATTCGACCATTAAATCCGACCTAGCGACCCTCTCGCGTCTCTCGGCTATGGGTTCGTAGAGTCCGTCATCGGGCATTAGTGATTGCCAGTTAAGCCCTACGGCATTAAGAATATCGACAGCACCGCACCCGGCGAAGCATTTAAGCAAGATGCGGGTATCGGGTAGCTGTCTAATGGATAAACTAGGGTCGCCGTCGTCATGGGCGGGACATTTCGCTATATAGCGGTCTCGGCCTGTTTCGCGGACTTTATCTAATCGGTTAATTAACGCTTGAATATCTGCCATTTTTCCCCCTTGTCAGTATATAATCGGCCTAGCAGGTGGTCTCCCCCCTTTGGCCTTTATCGCTGTTTACGCAGCGGACTGCTACATTACGCCTCCCCATGCTATTGGTCAATATCAACCCGCCATATTTCGCCGCGATTCTCCGCATATACCTCGCCACTCGGAAGACGCATATATTTAAATCCCAATCGATTGCCGATATCCACCGTATCAGACTCCGCGACCTTCTTATTGCGTAGCAAATAGAACGCTAGGATCTCGTGCAATACTCCCGATGCGTGCTTTCTAGGATAGGCTAATTCGAATATCGGCTTAGGTTTAAGCTCGGTCGATTGGTAATGCTTATTAACTACGCCTTGGCGGTCGACATACTCAAAACGCTCCTCGACTATCTGCCACGCGAGCGCGGTGCTTAGGTTCGCATTCATGGTTTCCCCTTGATATACTGTTTGCGGCCGTCAATAATGGCGGCCATTCACAATGCTTTTGCAATTGGTTTTGGGCGGCTATATTCTAGCCGCTTTTTTTTGCCTGTAATTTGACCTCGCGCCTGTAAGTGAGACGTATGCGGACGGATGCGGACGGATGCGGACGGCTGCGGACGGTTAGCCCCCGCGAGTTACCCGCAAGCAACTCGGTCATTGTAAGGTGGCCAACCGTTACGGTTTTCTGGCGGTATGCCTAATTCGGCATCTGATAGCCATATAGCCACCATTTCGCAATATCTCGCGTCTTCCTGGATCGCGTCCTCGTGATCTAAACCGCTGACAAACAGCAGTGCGGCGATTAGGGACGCCATGCCCAATAATTCCTTAATCATGGTCTTACTCTCCTAATTGGTCGAATACCGCATTAGCTTCGCCAAATGACCTTGCAATCTTGGAAAAATACGCACAAGAATTTCCGTATAATTCGGGTTTAGCCCAGAACCCTGCACCATGACCATTACGAGTGAGCCAAAAATCATGCCCCGCTTGCGTGATATTCTTAGGCGATAAGTAGCATGCGATTCGGCTATAGAATGCTAGACAGTCAATTACAGACTTGCGTAGAAAATCCTCGTCAATATCTGCGTCTATTGGCGGCTGCCCCTCTTCGCCTAATTCCGTGAAGTCTATCGCTTCAAGGTATGCCGAGATGAATTCTGATTCTTTTTCGTTAGTTTCGATTGTGTGCATCTTATTCCCCTTGAAATTAAAACTTGCGAGTAAGTGTGGGCGTGATTGCTTTTAAAGCCGTGTAAATATGATCATCGTGAAGGTATGCGTATAATTCATCGCAAACAAATTTATTTAATCCCGCACCGTACAATAGGTCGAAGCAGAATCTTTTTTGCAGATCTTTTGTCTTTTCTGAGCGGGGGAATAATCCCTGTTCATACTCGGCGACTAATTGGCCGTTATCGTTATACTTAGCCAAAATCTCGTTTATGCTTACCTGCAAGTGATCAAAATGCTCTTTCGTGATTTTCATAATATTCCCCTAACTGTATGATTGTGTTGAAATTAGTTAATTTCGCAATAGTACTCATTGCAAGCGTTTAGTAAGGTCGCATAGGCCAGTTTGGTGGCGTGATCGCCGAATGAACCAAACTCTATACCACAGTCCTCGAAATAGTCCTCACCTGCGCTCGTGTCGCATTCAGCGCATAAGAGTATTGCCTTGTAGGTATAGATTACCCATTCATGCCCATCGCATGCTTGCTGAGCGTATTCTAATGCCGGAACGCCGTATTCCTTTTCTTCTATGATTCCTTGCGTAATAATCTCTTTTGCTTCTTGGCTCAGAATGTAATCGTTAATTTTAAATTCGCTCATGGTTATTGCTCCTCAAATAAAGTCAAGGTTGCTGATACACAGTCGCAACCGATACGACCTAAAACGTCATTACTGCTAGTAAACTCGCTGAATACCTCAAAAGAGAGACAGCGATTACCAATAGGTAGTGAGTCGATAAACTTATATAGCGCCTTTTCATCGCTATCAGATAGTCCGCTAGTGTCGCCGTATTCAATTGCGCAGATCATATGCGCAGGTATTGTGTAGTTATATTCAGTGAACATGTTATTCCCCTTTTAGTGTTGGCGCTTTAATGAATTGAACGACGCCCGATGGGTCGTAATAGCTATGCGTCTGCCCTTCTTGCATTGTAAGTAATAGGAAAAGAAAGTCTTTATCTAAGTCCCAATCATCACCGAGCATCTCGGCAAATGGTACGACCCTAGCAGGAGCGTCGCCATAACCTTCTAGCCATTGGACTAGATATTTAGGCATGTCCATATTGATCAGTAGCATCGCCTCGTCAATCAGCTCGTCGATAGTGGCTTCAAGACCCCATAATTCTAATTCGCTAAATATATCAGCGCCGAATTTTTGGTTAATGATTCGCTCGGCTTCTATCCAGAAAGCAATTTCTGCCGCCACTTGTCTCTCGCTCCCCCAATCGTCTGAGTCAATCGGCATGGCTTGCTTAGCTAAATACCGAATTTCCTCCGATTGCGAGTATTCCTCGTATCGCTCCCACTTCATTTGTTCGAGAGTGCCGACAGCTATCAGCTTCTCTTCTCTAATCTTGTCTTCAAGGATTTCTACCAATTCGCCAAAGAATCTCTCGCTTGGCGGCAAGGCTACTTGATTACAGAATTCCTCGGCATAGACGTCTACATTAATACCTGCATTCTCTAGCGCGTCTATCATGGTCTCGCATTGTTTCATGATCATGGCGTTCCCCTTTGTTGTAATGCCCCTATTGCTAGGGGCTGTTAGTGTTTAGCTAGTGAAGCATAGGTCGAATGAGTAATAAGGTTCTGTATACCATCCTGCCTGACGGTTATAGATCTCGGCGGCAATAGCCCAGTCATATATACCGCTTTCGTAAATCACGCGCCAATTTTTACCAGTTCCGCACTCTTCGCTTTCTTCAGGCGTCTGAATGATTACCTCGGAAGCGCTGCCCCCTATTGCTAACTCAAACTTCACGAGCGCTTTATATAGATTCTTTGCGGCTGCCGCCTTAGTTTTGTACTTGCTTGGCGTGTAGTCGATGACCATTGCTTCGTATCCGGTGCTTATTGCTAACATGTTATTCCCCTTTCATATGCCCATTAGTGGGCGGTCGTTGTTGTTGAAAACACGGTTAGTGTAATGCTTATTTCGTCTTAGTTAAACTATTCTTGAACATTATCTCAAACTATTTGGCATCGATTTGTTTCAGTCTGAGATGGGGCGATTGAATTGGGTGGAATATAGGTGGGGGGATAAATGGGGGTATTGGCTGCCGCGTAGCCTCTCACACTTGGCGAATCTCGCCACCTGACTGGCGAATCTCACCAGGTTCTAGCCAGATTGACCAACCTGTACAAATTTTGATCATAAAGCGAACGCTCGCTCGGTAAAACCCTAGACCGGGTGTGGAATTGGGGCGGGGAGGGGTCGGCTCGGTGCGGTAATTATTATAGTACCCCCCCAAATTTGCAGCAGGTAAATTTAAAAAAGAGCAAAAAATCCCCTGCCCGAATTTCTTTTAATATCAATGCGTTACTAATAACTGGTTTATTGTGTAAAAATAAGCGTAAAATAGCTATATTAAAGCTCACAGGAGTCCCTATGACGTCCGATAACCCACAAGAAGTATCAGAGCCTACTGAGCCTGTAAAACGCAAGAGAGGGCGTCCTAGGAAGTCTGAGATCACCCCGGTAAAACATGGAAAAGTGGGTAGACCAAAGGGTGACCATTCAGCCATGATAGAAATGAAGCAGAGGTTCTTAGCTAGAAGGGATACTAATGCGGTCATTGAATCGATCTTTAAAGCAGCCCAGGATGATGATCATAAGAATCAGTCTGCTGCTTGGAAGCTCATAGTAGATAGAATCTTGCCTATCAGCTCGTTTGACAAAGACAAGCTAGGCGGTAAGCCTACGGTCAATATAACTATCTCAGGGGTTATGGATGCTCCTGCTATTGAAGGAGAGGTCATAGAAGATGGCGAATATACAGAACCTGATTGATCTGCTTATGAAACACGAGGGCGTGAGGAACAAGCCTTACGAAGACACTGTCGGCGTACTAACCATAGGGGTAGGCCGTAACTTAGACGATGTCGGGTTATCTATTGATGAAATTCACTATCTACTCAAGAATGATATTAAACGATGTAGGCATGAGCTTTCTGGAGCGTTTGATTGGTTTTTAGATTTAGACCCTGTACGACAAGATGCTATGATGGATATGTGCTTCAACCTTGGTATCACTCGCCTTCGCGGCTTTACTAATGCTTTATCCGCTATGGAATGCGGTGACTACGACGAAGCAGCAATAGAGTTCCTAGACTCCCTCTGGGCAGATCAGGTGGGACAACGCGCTACAACCCTAACCAATATGATACAAACCGGAGAATACAATGCCTAATGTAAACGGAAAGAAATACCCCTACACTCCTGCGGGAATGACAGCAGCTAAGAAAGCCAAGGCTGCTAAGAAGAAAGCCCCTCCCAAGAGGAAGTAATATGAGCTTGTATAAAAACATCAACGCGAAGAAAAAGCGGATTGCAGCAGGTAGCGGCGAGACCATGAGAAAGGTCGGCAGCAAAGGCGCGCCTACAGCTAAAAACTTTAAGCAAGCCAAGAAGACCGCGAAGAGAAAATGAACCTAGATATAAGTCTCCTTGAGTGGCAGAAAGAAGTTTGGAACGACCCCACGCGTTTCAAAGTAGTTGCTGCGGGTCGCAGGACGGGGAAGTCTCGTCTTGCGGCTTATCTTTTGATAGTGAACGCTTTGAAGTCAGATCAAGGGCAAGTGTTCTATGTAGCCCCTACTCAGGGTCAAGCACGGGATATTATGTGGAATCTCCTATTGGAGATAGGCCAACCCGTGATAGAGAACTCCCATGTAAACAATATGCAGGTACGATTAGTCAATGGCACAACTATCAGCTTGAAGGGCGCTGACAGACCTGAGACAATGCGCGGCGTAAGTCTCAAGTTTCTTGTCTTGGATGAATACGCAGACATGAAGCCCGATGTATGGGAGCTAATACTACGACCTGCGTTGACAGACTTGAAAGGCGATGCCTTATTTATCGGGACACCAATGGGTAGAAATCATTTCTATGAACTCTACAAGCAAGCCAGTTTAGGCGAAGACCCCACATATAAAGCATGGCACTACACAAGCTATGACAATGACTTACTGGACAAAGACGAGATTGATGCAGCCAAGAAATCCATGTCTTCCTTCGCGTTTCGTCAGGAGTTTATGGCGTCTTTTGAAGCGCGTGGCTCGGAGATGTTTAAAGAAGAGTGGGTTCACTTCGATGAAGAAGAGCCTGATACGGGCGATTACTACGTTGCTATTGACCTCGCGGGTTTTGAAGAGGTAGGAAAAGCCAAATCTAAAAACAAAAAACTTGACAATACCGCTATAGCCGTGGTAAAAGTGGGCGAATATGGATGGTGGGTCAAGGATATAGTCTGCGGTAGGTGGGAATTAAACGCCACTGCGGAGAAGATATTCCAGATAGTTAGAGACTATCAGCCCATATCAGTCGGTATAGAGAAGGGCATTGCTCGCCAGGCTGTAATGTCGCCACTGACTGACCTGATGAAAAAGTACCAGAACTTCTTTCGCGTTGAGGAACTAACTCACGGGAACAAAAAGAAAACTGACAGGGTAATGTGGGCGTTACAGGGTAGATTCGAGAACGGAATCTGCAACCTCAACAAAGGTGAGTGGAACATCCAATTCATGGATGAAATCTTCCAATTCCCTGACGCCCTAACCCACGATGACATGGTAGACGCTTTAGCCTATGTAGACCAACTGGCTAAGGTGTCTTACGCATACGACTTTGAAATAGATGAGTTTGACGTAATCGACTCAGTAGCGGGATATTAAGATGCTCGAATCAAACGAAGATCAGTTTGGCACAGAAGAGACTCTTGAGTCTTGGGTAATGGCGAAGTGTCGTGATTGGCGTGACCATTACGAAACAAACTACGAGCAAAAGTTTGATGAATACTACCGTCTATGGCGTGGTATCTACTCTAGCGAAGACCGTAACCGCGAGTCTGAGCGATCACAGATCATATCCCCTGCCCTTCAGCAAGCAGTAGAGTCCTCGGTCGCAGAGATTGAAGAGGCTACGTTTGGTAGGGGTAGGTTCTTTGACATGAAGGACGACATCTCTGACCAAGAGAACCAAGACATAGTCTACCTTCGCGAAAAGCTGTTAGAAGATTTCAAGGCTAACAAAATTCGCAAGGGTGTTGCTGAGTGTTTGGTAAACTCAGCGGTCTTTGGTACAGGCATAGCCGAGATCGTTCTAGAAGAAGTCAAAGAAATGAAACCTGCTACCCAACCTATCATGGATGGGCAGCTACAAGCGGTAGGCGTGAACATCTCAGACCGCACAGTCGTGAAGTTAAGACCTGTTTTACCTCAAAACTTCTTGATTGACCCTGTTGCCGTGGACGTAGACAGTGCATTAGGCGTAGCAATTGATGAGTTTGTCTCACCACACGCCATAGAACAGCTACAGGAGAAGGGTGTATACAAAAATGTCCCCTTTAACTTCGCGTATCCTGACACAGACTTAGATCCTGACCACGAACTTACCACGCAGCCTACCGATAAGACTCGTCTAACCAAGTATTACGGACTTGT